ATATAAATTTAGCTGAAGTAAACACAAGATACAACGACCAAAAAATGAATGATGATACAATTGGCGTATATCATACAGATAGATGGGTAACTGAGTCAGGAAATCAAGAAGACGGAAGTGGATCTTTTGGATATAAAGCTCAGAGAAAAGTAGTTGTTCAAGCTTTGCAAGCTATGGTTAATAGTAATCAAGACATTCGAGAAAAAGAAAGTAGAAGATTTAACCTAATGGCTTGCCCAGGTTATCCGGAACTTATTGGAGAAATGGTATCATTAAATTATGATAGAGATGTAAGCTCATTTATTGTTGGAGACACACCATTTAGATTAGAAGCTAACGGAACAAAATTAAACAATTGGGCAAATAATGTTAATTTAGCTACAGAAGATAATGATAAAGGTGTTACAACTTCAGATCCGTATGTAGCAATGTTTTATCCAAGTGGATTTACAAGCGATAATTTTGGAAATAATGTAATGGTACCTGCCAGTCATATGATGTTACGAACAATCGCATTAAGTGACCAAGTTGCTTATCCATGGTTTTCTCCTGCAGGTACAAGAAGAGGAAATATTACAAATGCTTCTTCAGTAGGATTTTTAAATGCTGAAAATGAATTTCAACCTGTTGTTTTAAATGACGGAATTAGAGATACACTTTATTCAAACAATATTAATCCAATTACATTTATTACAGGAGCAGGATTAGTAAACTTTGGTCAAAAAACAAGACAATTAGGTACAAGTAGTTTGGATAGGATAAATGTTGCAAGACTTGTAATTTATTTAAGAAGTCAATTAAATAGGCTAGCAAAACCTTATATCTTTGAAGCAAACGATAGATTTACAAGAGCAGAAATTCAAAATGCATGTGAAACATTGTTACAAGAATTAGTTACGCTAAGAGCAATTTATGATTTTATAGTAGTATGTGATTCAAGTAACAATACACCTGCTAGAATCGATAGAAGCGAGCTATATATAGATGTAGCAGTTGAACCAGTAAAAGCAATAGAATTTATTTACATTCCAATGAGATTGAAAAATACAGGCGAAATTGCTGGACTATAATAACAAAAAGGAGATATGTTAAAATGCCATCTGCAAGTTTAAAAAATATGAGCATTCCGGTAGGTGAAAGCAGCTCAATTATCCTTATGCCTAAATTGCAATATAGGTTCAGGGTAACACTGGAAAATTTTGGGGGTAATAGTCAATCACAAGAACTTACCAGTCAGGTAATAGATGTAAGCAGACCTAATTTATCGTTTGAACAAATGACTTTAGATGTGTATAATAGTAAAGTTAATTTAGCAGGAAAACATACTTGGGAACCAATTACATTAAATTTACGAGATGATGTATCATCACATGTTCAAAAAGCAGTAGGAAGACAGCTTACAAAGCAATTTGATTTTTTCGAACAAGCAAGTGCATCATATGGCCAAAATTATAAATTCAAGTCAGTGATTGAAATTTTAGATGGAGGTAACGGAACATTAGCACCGGCGACTATAGAAACATTTGAATTATATGGTTGTTATTTGGAAAGTGTGAATTATAATTCTTTAAATTACGCAACATCTGATGCAGTGACAATATCATTAACAATTAGATACGACAATGCTTTACAAACATCAGGAGAGCAGAGAACGGATGGTATAGGTGTTGGCGGTATTGCAAGAGATATTGGCGCAGGCTTAGCCTCTGGTATTGGATCATAAAAATAGCTTAAAATATGTTAAGTAATTTTGATAATCTTTTCCAAGGCTTAACTAATCCTAAAGGTAATTTAGGAGATTGGCGACACGCAGAATATGCATTTGGAGCAGGATCATCGAGAAATCCTTTTCGACTTGCTCCAAAAACAAAGTTTAATTATCATGTATACTTTGACATTAATGATGATGTTGTCACTAAAACAAACGCTCAATGGCAAAAAGATAGACATAAATTTGAAGCGGGAATGCTTGTTAAAAGATGTGACTTGCCAAAATTTAGTGCAAATGTTGAAACTCGTAAAAAATACAATAGAATTAAACATGTTCAAACTGGCATAAGCTATGAACCTATCTCTATGACTTTTTATGATGATAATTTAGGTCTGACTGGTTTTTTACTAGAAGCATATTATCGATATTACTTCAATGATGGTAACCACTTAATTTCTCCAGCAGCATACCAAAAGGCACATAGACATCCAGCACCTGCTATTAGTCCAAATGCATCTGAAAGTTTGTTGGATACTGCAATAGGTGCAGTAACAGACGCCCTTCCTTCATTTAATTTTGATCTTCCAGGAGCAAGTATGGCGGATAATCAAAAACCCCTAAATTACATGATGGAAGACACGTATGACGGAACTAAACCGCTTTATAGGTACGGTTTAGATAATAATTCTATAGAACCCTTTTTCCGTAATATTCAAATCAGTCAATTAGCCAAACATACGTATACAACATTTACTATTGTAAATCCAGTTATAACTGACTGGTCTTATTCTAATTTAGATTATAGTGCAGGAGGAGAAACAACTGAAAACAGTATTACAGTTTCATACGAATCTGTTTTTGTAAATAGAGGAGTTGTAAACAGGTCTGCTCGTGCTGACGAAGATAAAGATCCAATTGGATTTGGTCGATCTGAACATTATGACACTGCTCCTAGTCCTATGACATTACAAGGTGGAGGACCTATTGATATAGCTGGCTTCATAACCGATTTAATTTTACCAGGAGAACCAGATTTATTTGATTTTAGTGCAGCGGGAAGCGGATTTAGTAGTCCTGCTGCAGCCGCCATAGCAGGAATTAATCTTTTAGGACAATTAAATGATCTTCCTCGTGGTGACCAAATCGCAGCAGAAGTAATAGGTAATATTGTTGACGAACTAGGTACAGGTGGATTAGGTGGATTAGGCGGGTTATTGATACCATAAAGGAATACTATGAGCACTTATTCTAATAATAAAAATTTATCAGAATCAAAAACTGTAGAGTTTTTTAATAATTATTTTTCAGAGAACTTAACAGTTTCTGCGAATGAATTTGATACTGTTTTTAGTTGGTTTAAGAAAAAAGGGTTTGATGACGTAGCTGCAAAAAGTATTACTCAAATTTTATTAAATCAAGCAAAAAAAGATTCAACTAATATTTTTAAAATTTTAGATACAATGAATTCATATTCAAGAGATAGAATTAGTTTTATTGTTGCAAAAATATTAAATGCAACTAGTGGTAAAACCTCTAAATTAGGATTTGAATCAGACAGGATATCTAATCCAGAAATCAAAAGAAACTTAGTTATATAATGGCTAATTTTGCTAAAGGTATTTTCAGAATAAAAAATGCAAAAAAATATATTGGAAATAAAGATCCAATCTATCGGAGTAGCTGGGAATTTACATTTATGAATTTTTGTGATTCTCACCCTAACATTATAAACTGGGCATCAGAATCTATAAAAATACCATATAAAAACCCATTAACTGGAAAAAACACAATTTATATTCCAGATTTTTTCATTGTTTACGTTGACAAAACAGGTAAGCAAAAAAGTGAGCTTATCGAAGTTAAACCTGCAAGTCAAGCTTTAAGAGAAAACGTAGGGAGAAGCAAGTACAATCAAGCAAGCTATGTACTTAATCAAGCAAAATGGCAAGCGGCTGCAAAATGGTGTAAACAAAATAGAATACATTTTAGAATAGTTACTGAAAATGACATGTTCCATAGAGGTAGGAAAAAATAAATCCTTAATCTTTTATTAAATAAATATTTAAATAATATTTTTTAATAGGTAGTCATGACAAAAAAATTAGAAGAATTATTAAACCTTCCAGAATCAAAAGAAATAATCAATCAAGAAAACGAAAAAACCAAAAAAAGCAAAAAAACGCATATACCAACAGAAACATTAAAACAAATAGAAGAATATGACAAAATTGCTGCAGCTTTACCTCATGTAAAAGGCTTGGGAGATATAGGCGATGCTGAATTAGACCAAGTTGCAGAAAAATCTATGGCTGCGTATGAAGACTTGATGGACTTGGGAATGAATGTTGAAGCAAGATTTAGTGGCAGGATTTTTGAAGTTGCAGGTCAAATGCTAAAAACTAATTTAGATAGTAAAGTTGCAAAATTAGATAAAAAATTGAAAATGGTAGAACTGCAACTTAAGAAAGAAAAGTTAGAAAAAGAAAATACAAAAGAAGCTAACATTGTAGAAGGCGAAGGATATCTTGTTACAGATCGAAATAGTCTTTTAGAAAAACTTAAAAATATGGATAAATAGGATAAACTGAGGAATTACTATGAAGCAATTAACTGATTTTATTAATGAAACAAAAAAAACTTATACATTTAAAATTCGAGTAGCAGGCGAATTACCTGAAAATTTTGATACACGTTTAGAAAATGCATTAGGAAAGTACGATGTTGTAAATTTTAGCAGAGGAAAAACTGCTCCTATTACAGAAAGACCATTAGATTTTCCACAATTAACTAATTGTGAAGTTACCAGCTTTGATGTAGAAGTTAATTATCCAACTAGTCCTAATGTATTAGAAAGCTATATACAATTAGAAATGAATCATCCTGCATCTCATATTATTGTCAGGAATGAAAATGATTCTTTAGAATTACAACAAGAAAATAAAGAAGATAATAAACCTTACACAAGTCTACTAGCAACAGAGGATATGGGAGGCGAATCGGCTCAGCAGCATGTAGGTCAAACAAGAGTCATGGATTTGCTTAAAGAATTAGAAACTGCTAAAAAAGAAAGAAATGTAGATTACACACCTCAAGCAAAGTAAAGTAATTTACATACCAAATTAAAATGAGTAAGACGAAGTATAATCTAATCACTGAGCAAACTAGTAGATATGTCGAAATGCCGAAGCATTTAGTAAATCAGATGCACATAGGCATACAGCAAGTTGCTGCAAATAATACAATTTTTATAGATACTTGCCAACGAGGAGGAAGAAGATTTAATTTTTCAACTGATCGCTCTAAATATAGTTGGCCAGGCAGTAAAACTGATGTAAATTTTATTTTGCATCCTGAAATGTATGCCGCAATCGTAAAATTTTTAAAAAGCAGAAATATTGCGTTTGGAAAAAATGTATGTTCAATAAGTGGAACTGGAAGTCCAACTATTGGTAATGGAAGAACTGGTAATGGAGGAACTGGTAATGGAGGAACTGGTGACGGAGGAACTGGTGACGGAGGCACGGGAAAGAGCGACAATGGAACAAGCAGTGGAAGCAGTTCAAACTCTAAACCTAGCAATAGCAATGGTGGAGGAACGGCAGGCTTGGATCAACAAAATCGAGAAGATTTAGGAATCATCAATGATGATGAACAACAGATTGAAAGGTTAACTAATGATCCTGCTCCTGACTATGAGCTATCACATAAACAACAAAAAGACTTAGAAAAATATAGAGAACAATTAGCAGCAGAAAGAAAAGCTAGAGAACAATTTCAAAAACAAATAGCTGATGCTCGCAAATCTAGAGATAACCGAGAAATGTTAATGCTTCAACGACAATGGCAAACATTAGAAAAATTATCTCAGGAACGCGAGAAAATGAGACAACAAAAAAGTATCTCAGATATATTAGCTAATAATCAACCTATGCCATACTATCCGTCTCCGTATGGAACTTTAGAAGATAATTTACGACTAGCACAATATCATGCAGACGCTATTGAAAAGTCTAAGAGACAAGCTCTTAAACTTTTCCGTCAAGCTGAGAATGAAAGTTTACAAAAATATAAATCTTGGATTTTAAAAAAACAAGAAGAAGCTCGGCAAGCGTTATTAAAACAAGCAAGTGAAATAGATAACCAATTGGCGGATATGCGTCCTTTATCGTACCAAGAAGAGCCGCCAACACCGGATACACAACTTGAGCCTGAAGCAGTACCAGATTATTTACTATCTCAATCACAATTACAAGATACACTTAATACAATGCGGCCTGCATTAAACTCTATTCTCAGTGTACTTGCAAAAAAAAGAAAAGAATTAGACAGAGCATCTAGTCCTTCAGAAATCGAAAGAAGAAACCTTGCTGCTAGAAAAGAAGATTTAAATGCCCTACATGCATGGGCAACCTCTGCCTTAGATAATTTAACTATCCAAACAGATAATGGATCGGAAGAAAATACAAACCTAACAGATCCTGACCAAGAACAAGAGCCTACAAATTTTTCAGATAAACCATGGGTTATTTGGTTCGACACCAAACACCCATATTCAATTCGCCAAACAAAAAATAATAATTGGGTGATAATAGAGACAGGTAAAATAGATCCAGTTGCAACATTTAAAAAACAAATAAAAGCTGGCGAAAAAATGGCTGCTCTAATTAGTGATTATTTATTAGCAACTGATTGTGAAAAATGGGCTAGTATAGCCAAACCAGATGGAAGTAATTTTCCTCCTAACTACACTCCTGATAATGAAGCAATCGAAAAGTGTAGTACTGAATTACCTGCAGGATCTAATAATGGTTCGTCAAATGAACCTAAAAATCAAGATGGATCAGATGAGACAAAGCCTGTAGACCCAGATGATTTACTTGATGATCCTTACAGTGGTTTAGACAACGGAGATGGGACTTTGAATAATAATGTTGCTTACCGATACTTAGAAGATAGAGCCAGTGCATTAGGAATAAAATCAGCTCTTTTCAAAGGTATATATAATCATGAAAGTTTAAAAGGTACAATATTAAAAGGAGATAATGGTAAATCTCATGGCGGAATGCATGTAAATCAAAAATGGGCAGTGATTGACTTTATTAAAGCATCATCAAACTACACAGAAAAAGATTTAAATGATATATTGACTAATCAAAAAACTTTACTTCAAATTGGTACGTGGTATTATTCATACCTATTAAAAGCGGCTAAAAACCGTATAAGTTCAGACACCACACAAGTAATTTGGAAAGACAGCGAAGGTGAAATTACAAAAACTGTAGACGTTCCTACTGGTTACACTGCTGCAGAAATATATTCTTTTATCATGTATAACGGAGGACCTAACGAGTTGAAAAAAGATGCTAATGGTTATTATGCAAAAGATAACAAAGGAACAAAACAATACGTTGACAAGTTGCTTATCCAACTTGAAAAATTGACAGAAAACAGTAAGATATCTAGACTGCGAATGCTAGCAGGCATATGATAAATATCATATAGGTGTATTATGCGAGAATTTTTAAACATTATAAATCAAATAAACGAAAAAAAATCTTACTTTAAATTTGCAGTTGGATCAGAGGATAGGTCTAAAATTGATCAACATATTAGAGATTGGGTTGCAAAGCTGGTAAAGAAAGGCGAAAAAAACATTAGCCAAGAAAAAATATCTAAAGATATTAAAAATTTTACAAATATATATGCATTTGGCACAGATAATGTATCTCAACTCACAAATAAAGTAAATAGCGATTATATTAAAAATCAATACTATGGAGAGCTTGCAATTTCACTAGGGTTAGAATCATGGCTAACTCCTGACGGTGTACATGTTTCAGCTACTAAAGACGATCGTGGTATATTTAAGCCTTACAAATATGAAGATCAAACTGCTGCACGGAAGCAAAACGAATTAGGTTTGTTAGATAAGAAAGCTTGGGAAAAAGAATACGATACTACAATTAAAAAATGGAACGATCCTAAATCTAAAGAATTTAAATTACCACAAGTAAACAATCCCAAAGCGCAACCTCCTGAAATGAACGACCAACCTGAAAATCTAAAACCAGATCAAGATTGGAAAAAATCACAAGAGAAATATTCAGATCCAGGTGCTATTGGAAAATTAGATCCTAAATTTTTACGGGTAATGCAAGACTATGTAGCAAAACAAAAAGCAAAAAACCCAGAAATTAAAGTAAGCGAATTAGATCCTCCACCGCAAGCAACTACAACAGATCAACGAAAAATTTGGTACAAGTATAGATTAGGTTATAGGAAAGTAAAATGGCGTGGAAAAACTGTTACAGCACCAAATGAAACTAATTATGAAGAATGGTTAAAGCGTGGAGAAACACTATTAAAAAATTTAGAGTTTATAAAATCAAGAATAGAAAATCAAAAAAACGAAAATATTGTTGAAGTTAATCAATATAATTTTAAAGATGCATTTGCTTCACTGCAAGATAAGTGGGAAAATTATAAGATAATTGTACAAGCATCGTTTGAAGTATTACCTACAGATGTACAAGATAAATTTAAAAAACAATTTGATAAATTTGTAGCAATCAAAAAAACAGCTACTGTAGATAAAGATAGAGACTTATTGCAAAATCCAGAGTCAAGAGTTGAAACATTTAATTCTTATATTAAAAATTTTAATGGTATAGCAAAAGATATAGAAAAATTCGATAAAGAAAAAGACACTGTTAGGTTATGGGATAGCTTAAAAAAGTCTTTTGACACAACAAACCAAAACCTTGCATTTGCATATAAGAATTTAGTAAAATCTCATGATGAGAAGAAAAAATACGAATTAACTGATCCAAGAGAAGTTAAGATTAGGAAAGAACTTGCAACATTATTAAATTTGCGAAAAGGAAAAGTTGCAGCCATTAAAAAAATGCTTTACAGTAAACATCCTGAAAGAGATGAATCAGATTTAAAAAAATTATCTACTCCCGAAGAGTTAATTAGCCAGTTTGTTGACATTGTAAACAAATATCCAAAATTAAAAGATGCATTTAAAATAGATACGAATTATTATGATCCAATAGAAAAATATTACTCTGCATTATTCAATGAATCAAAAACTTTCATAAAAGAGTATGGGTTTGACGATAAGGTTCCTAAAGAAAAAGATACTGTAAAAACGGCAAAAGAAATTCCATCTCGAGAAGATGTTAGAGAATTGAAAAAAATTGGTGCTCAACTACAAGGTATTTTAAAAAATTCACAAAAAAAATTAAAAAGGTTATTTAGACAAAAAGCAGAAGCAGTTGTTAAATTAACAAATAATATTGATAAAGCAGTTGGATACGTAGAACAGAACATTTCTCAAAAGCAATCTGCAAACGATAGAGCTGGGCAAATCCGAGATATCAAACCAGATCCAGAATCCAAAATACCAATTGGCAATCAAGTCTACAACCAATATCTGCGCTATAAAAAAATTAGGAGTCAAGTTAATCCTAAACCAAAACAAAATGATATAGAGTACGAAGCAAAAAAGTTACAACAATTAATTGATAAAGAAGAATTTCAAAACTTATCAGATAATGAGGTAATACAATACAAATCTGGTCTTGGTATAAAAGATACAACTAAAAAAGCATTAGAAGATAAAGTATTAGGAATACTTCACGATAAACGTAGTAGTTCAGATTCATTTACTATTCCAACAGCCCACGATAAAAATTCTGAAAAATACAGGCAAGGGAATACTGTTATTGCAATTAATACAAGCAATTGGCAATACTGGTTAAACCAATTAGAACAAATCATAACCCATCATAGAAAGACTAAAACAGAAAATACTTTTAGAAGCCTAATTGATACTATTTCATTGCTTGAAGCACCGCCAGAAGAACTTTTAACAAAGATGAGAGGTGCAAGAAATTCAGCAAATCCAACTCCAGAAAAATCTGTAGCTAAAAAATCTCAAAACTTAATTAATAAAGAGTTAGAGTTAGAAAATGCTCCTAAGATAATTAACGCATTCAAAGATTTTTTCAAAACAAAACCAGGAGGAACTCCTTCATTATCTAATGAGCAATTAGCAAATCTTGAAAGTAAAGTTTCACAACTTGAGCACGATTACAACACTATTAAATATACCTTGCCAGAAAAAAGCTCTTACGGAGCTTTCACACCATTTGTAAGACGATTTTTGACTAATCCTACACTAGAAAATTTAGTAAAAGAAGGCAAGGCAGTAGCGAATGTAGATTTTGATAAATGGTTCCAAGTAGGAGGCAGGGAAAAACAAAATTGGTTCTTCTCAATCATTGCTTATCATATGGAACTACCTGGCATAATTCATCCAATTGAATTTCAAGAAGAAGGCAGGATAAAAATAAGTTTACCTCCATCTGTGCCAGCTAATGGATTATCAGATCCAACTGAGTGGCATAATGCAAGTTTATATAAAGGTAAATTTATTTACAAAAATAGAGAGCTAACAAGAGAAGATAGTAAGATTGCTACCCAGCAAAATTATAAAGGATTGCTTAGTCCAGAACTTGTAGAATTTTATCAACCTAAAGAAACAGATGAAAAAATTGTAAATTCTATTGCAGCAGAATTTATGAAACTCGTATTAGATTCATGGCCTCACGGAGCAATATCAACTGCATCAACTGATCCTAATTATGGAGCTGAAAAAGAAATTCAATCCAAAATAAAAGCAATGCGTTCAAACACTGTGAAATTTTTTGATTTCACAGGATTAGACCCTAAGGCGTTTTATCTAGCAATTGCAAAAAATGGTCTAGATTACGAATTTAGGCGTTGGGCAACTAGAGAAGATTTAATAAAAGCAGATAAATGGATAACGCAAAAAGTTAAAGAATATTATCCAGATCCGGGAGACAACAAAGAACGTAGTATAATCGTTGCAAAGCTTTTTGCAAAAATAAATGAATTATTTCAGCAAGCGGCTAAGACATACGCAAATCAACCTGCTCAAACTGGTAACAAACAAGCAGATGTTCCTGTAAAAAGTGTACCACAAGATTGGATCCAAACTGCAAAAAGACGATTAGGTACAATACATCCTAAGTTTTATGCAAAGACAAGCGATCAAAATCCAGCCTACATTTTAATTTGGGCAAGGGATCCTAGAGCAAAAGATGCTAAAGGAAACGCTATATTGAAAAAAATATATATTGGTCAAATGCGAGCTACTGATTATGAGAAAAATTGGAAAACAACCATACCTATGGAAAATCCAAAGATTGAACCACCAAAAGAAAGCACTAAATCATATAAAAAAGATAACGAGGATAAAGTAATGAATGAAGCAAGTATGAATATCTCAATGAATGGAAACACAAGCCAAGAAGTTCAAGAACTTATGGCACTTTTAAGGAATGCTGGATTACCAGATTCAAAACCTGTAACCGACTTAGATATTAGCCAACCTATGGCAGTAAGTATGCCTGACCCAACAGAAAAACCTTGTGGGTGCGGCGCAATGCACGGCATAGATACTCCTTGTGGAGAATCAGTAGATGAAGAATGGGATAATGCACCTAATGAAGAATATCAAGACGAAGATTATATGTTACAAGATCTGTCAGGCGGAATAAATAGGAAAAAAGAAAAACAAGCAATTCGAGTAAAAGATCCTGCAATTGCATACGAATCAAAATTAAAAAATGAATTAAAATCTAATTTAGAAGAAATGTACAAACGACTTGCAGAAAACGATCCATTTGCTGAATTAGATAAAGCAATAGCTAGTGATGACATGGAAGGTGATTTAGAACGTCAAGAAAAACTAGCTAGATTAAAAATGCTGAAAAAAAATAAAGCAAAAGAAATGGGCGAAGCAACACCAAATGAGTTGATGATGCGAATGAAAAGAGCAACAGGCACAGGCATGGGTGGCAAACAACACTCTCAAAACAAACAATTTGCAAATAACCCCCCAAGTAAAATAAGACCTACAACAGCACCTGGAGCAAACAGTATTGCAGGTAAATTAGCTCAAGGACCAGGAAAGGCAGCAGCACCAAAAGCAGTAGCTGTACCAACATCTGCGTCAGCACCTAAACCAACACTAAGTCCTGACGTACATGCTATGTTAAAAAGTGTCTTTCCAAAACAGTATGCACCAGAAAGAGCTAAAGCAATGTATGATTTGTTACAACAAAAAACAGGTAATGCAATGTCCTTCTTAAGGAAAAAAACCGGCAAACTATAAAAAACAATGAGTAAATCACTTGATGGTGTAATAACTAAAAAAGCAAATCAAACAGAAACTTACACAAATGAACAGATTGAGGATCTTATGAAATGCATGGATCCTCAAGATGGATACTTATACTTCTCTAAAAATTTTGCATATATTCAACATCCTGTAAAAGGCAAATTAAAATTTGATCCATTTGAATACCAAGTAAGGTTATTTAATACATATCATAGTTATAGATTCAATATTAACATGTTGCCAAGACAAACTGGTAAAACTACTTGTGCAGCAATCTATCTAACTTGGTTTGCAATGTTCAATCCTGATCAAACTATTTTGATTGCAGCTCACAAATACACAGGCGCACAAGAAATTATGCAAAGGGTTAGATATGTTTATGAAATGTGTCCGGATTATATAAGAGCAGGAGTTACAAGTTATAACAAAGGCAGTATAGAATTTGAAAACGGTTCTCGTATCGTAAGTGCAACTACAACTGATAATACAGGTAGAGGTATGAGTATTTCTTTACTTTATTGTGACGAGTTTGCATTTGTAGCACCTAATATTGCAGAAGAATTTTGGACATCTATTTCTCCAACTCTTGCAACAGGTGGTCGTGCTATAATCACCAGCACTCCTAATTCAGATGAAGATACATTTGCAACTATATGGAAGCAAGCAGAACAAAAATTTGATGATCACGGAAATGAACAAGAGTTAGGCATAAACGGATTCCATAGTTTTACGGTACATTGGGATGAGCACCCTGATAGAGACGATAAATGGCGTGAAGCTGAAATGGGTAGGATTGGTGAGGAACGGTTTCGTCGTGAATATGGTTGTGAATTTTTAGTTTATGACGAAACCTTAATTAACAGCATTACTTTGGCAAATATGGAGCCAAAAGATGTAATTGTTAATATGGGTCAAACCCGTTGGTATGAAAAAATAAAAGCAGATGCAACTTATGTAGTTGGACTAGACCCTAGTATGGGAACAGGCGGAGATTTTGCTGCTATACAAATAATAGAATTACCTACTTATAAGCAAATAGGTGAATGGCGTCATAACACTACAGCAATACCCGGACAGGTTAGGGTATTAAAAGATATTTGTGATTATATTGAATCAAAGTTAGATAATAAGAATGGAATATATTGGAGTGTAGAAAATAACGCGATAGGAGAAGCAGCTCTACTAGTAATAAACGATTTTGGTGAGGAAAATATTCCTGGGTTATTTATAAGTGAGCCAATAAGAAAAGGTCACGTAAGGAAATTTAGAAAAGGGTTTAATACAACGCATGGTTCAAAAATAACATCTTGTAGTAAACTTAAAATAATGATAGAATCTAATAAGATGGAAATAGCTAGTGGTCCTTTGATAAGCGAACTTAAAAATTTTGTAGCAACAGGGTCTACATACAAAGCAAAGCTTGGCGAAAGCGACGATCTGATAAGTGCATTATTATTATGTCTTAGAATTATTACTGTTTTAAGAGATTGGGATCCTAGAATATACAATAGTTTTAAAAGCATGGAAGAAGAAGAAGATTACCAAGCACCAATGCCTATCTTTGTCAGTACGAATTATTGATAAATACTTTTATGGAAAAGAATATAAATTTTATAGGTGAAGAGTTGTTTAACAAAATACGAGGAAGATGTCCTCGTATTACACTTGGGGACAAAGACGGTAACGTAACAAATAATCCTCAAGAAGCGAGATTTTTTGATTTCGACTATAATGAAAGCAGTACCTCATTAGGAAAAGTAAGTATTAGCTTAGACGAAACAAGTTTAAATGTAATGTTTGCACAAAATTTTGTTGAAAATCAAGATAAAATTACAAAGAAAAATTGGTACAATTTTTTAAGAGAATTACGACATTTTAGTATGAAAAGACTTTTGAACTTTGATATACAAGATATTACTAAAAGTAATCTTAATAAAAGAGATTATCAATTTTTAGCCCAAACTGTTGGAGAAGGAAAAATGACAGAATCAAAATTATACGGAACTAGTAAAACTAGTTATCAAGATATCGGATCTGCAAGAATAAGTATTAAGCATTCACAACCAGTCAATCATGCTTTACAAAGCGGAAGGACGCAGTACATTGAAAATATATATGTAGAAAATGCGGAAGGCGAACGTTTTAAATATCCAATCAAGCATTTGAATGGCGCACGAGCAATGGCAAGACACGTCTCCGAAGGCGGCACAATGCATGATGATTTTGGCAAGCACATTGTAGGTCTGAGCGAAGAATTAGGTAAACTAAAAAAGTTTAAAAACTATGTAAGTCGGTCAAGTGTTATGGCAGAAGGCTTATCTGAATATGCAGACATTGTAAATGACCGTATTACAACTGTAAAGAAAACTATCGAAAGCATCCAAAAAGAAAATAGATATCGAGAAATGGTAGAAAATTTCAGTAATGAAGATCTACAAGAAGTTCCACAAGATGT